CCCTTGTGGAAACACACCGATAGCATGGCAATATTCTCCGGAGCCGGAAATCAACTGGTCGCCAACGTGAACATCTCCCATATTCTTAAATCCAGTTGGAGTTAGTACTTTGCTATAAAGCGGTTGCGCTTTTCCGCTTCCGGGTGGAAGTGAAAGCCCGTAGACGTTCAGCTTTCCGTCCGCTAAATCCTGCAAATCTCGCACAATGGGCCGCAGCACCTTCATGCGCGGAGGGTAAAACTTTTTTTCCGGCTCACGGTCTTTCTCCATGTAGAGAAGGAAACTGTGAAAGTCATATGGAGCCGCAAAAAGGAACGTTTGCCAATAACTTTTGAGCATTTTCTTAACTTCGGTAGGAGATAAGTCAGGCCGCTTAATTTCTTCGTTCAGAGCCTTTCGTAACTCATAATTAGCCCATAGAGCGTGTGGCATATCTTCGTCTTTGCGGTAAATAGTCCGCAGGGCAAGGCATTCTTCTACCCTTTTGCCACAATCCATGTGCGGATGACCTTTTATATCAAGCAGGAATTTTACTTTTGCCTGTTCCAATTCTTCCGAAAGCATAAAAAATAGAGCCACCGTCCTTTTTTTACTGAACGGCGCTCTATATGGCGCTCTAGTTTTATAATCCGCTGTGAATAATGTCCGCTTCAATTTCTTTATTGTGCGTTACAATTTCCAGCCGTTTGTCATCTTTCATAAATCCGGCAATGTACCCCTCCGGAGAGTCCCAGTCATATTGTGTCTGCCAGAGTGAATATCCTTTTTCTTTGAGAGCCTTTTTCATCAGAAGCCATTTTTCCATATGCTCAAACCGCTTACGTTCCATGGCGAATTATCCCCCAGCGTCTCTTTTATAGAAAGGGCATTTGCCCGCATTCGCACAAGGATATTCCGTTTCTTTCATTGGGGTATTCGGAAGATCAAGCTGCAAAGGCTCATTCAAAATATCACGAAGCGGGCATCCCAGAGCCTTAGCAATTTTTTGTATCGTTGAAATCATTGGATATCCGGTACTAGATTCAATGGCCTGCACACGCTGGCGGGACATTCCGGTTAGGTTTGCCACTTGTTCAAGCGTCCATTTCTTTGATTCCCGAATCTCTCTAATCTTCTCCCCGATTGTCATTCAAATCACCCAAGAGTATTATGCCGCATTGTGCATATTAAAGCAAGTCAAATTTGATTGGAATACAAACAGATTGTTTTGTGTGGGGAAACTTAATTTTCTCATTCGGCGGCAAGATATCTGCACTTTCGGCGCAAAGGATATCGCCAACCGTATATTGAAATGGAGGAAATTTATCAAATTGATATTTTTTCAATGGGGCTTTCCTTGAATCGATTGTAGCGCCACACAGAATATCATTTATGCACCGTTTAACAGTATCAATGTAGAATGCAAGCGTCCCGTCGTGGTTGTAAGTGACGGTATGAATATACTCAAAGCTGGCGTCACCGTCATATTTCACATACGAACTATGTCCGTTGTACACGAATTTACCATCATTGCTGTGGCATATTTGCTTGGGAAAGTCGCTGCTTTCTAAATAGTCACGGATGCAATCATCAAATGGAATTACTTTGCATTTGCTCCATTCATCAGCAGTGAAATCAGACTCATATTTTTCGCTGGCTATCCTTTTCAAAAGGAACTCCAAGGATTTGTTCATAGATGTCACCCCTTTATTGAATTATTACGCATTGGAAAGGGAATTGCAATCACTTTTGCGGTTTGCGGGCGTAATAGTCGACCGATCGACGTTTGCACCCAGTACAGGGTGACGGATAGCCATATTCGTACTCGTCCTCATATTTTCCCTTGTGTTCACACCCGTCGCATGTCAGCGCCTTGTTTTCCGGGGCGGCGCGGCGGTTCCACTTTTTAGCAGCATCGTCTTTGCTAAAGGCTCTGCCACCTCTCGCGCCACAGCTAAGACACGACACCCAGTACATCATCGTGCTATTATCTGCTCCGCCGTGCATAGCAGCTGTTTCACAGCCGCAATACGGGCACGGTTCCAGTTCTTCCATCAGTTTTTCCTCCTCCGATATTTCTCGCAGCATCCTCCGTCAATAAAAACGGCGCACCCCTTGCCCATGTCGGTGCTGTGGTTTGTGTCGCCATTTTTAAAGCAGTACCCATAGATTGCCGCGCCGTCGCTGCGTTCCCGAGGCATTCTCAGCGCGGAGTAATAGGCGCAGGATTCGCAGGATTTTTCCGGAGCGCGAGGATAAAGCGAGATCTGATCTTCCATCAGCAATCCACTCCTTTTTTCTTACTATACCATACTTTTGCCATTTTGTCAATAGCTGTGTTTGCAACTATATGTATAATTATTCAAGCAATATCGTATATTAATGCAAAGAGCAAAAGCTGAGAGAGAAGAAATAAACGCTTTAGTTTGGTAAAGCCTGTTTGAATTTTTGGCGTATTTACTGGGGTTACGTTGCCAAATCGCGCTCAAAAAATAGGGGCACCCCCGCCTATACCTATATATGTATGGCAAAAAATAATTGCATAAATATTAAAAAATCTCTTGACAATATATAATCGTAGGTATATACTAATGGCAGCAAACAAACAAACAAGCGTTTACAAACAAGCCGTAAGGCCTGACCGCAAGGCAGGCGGGCAATGGAGGTACATCATGGACGACATATACACAACAAGGTATCAGGCAGGCAAGGAACGCAAAACAAGCCCAAGGCACGACAGTGATGAGCGCATCGTCAAGGTAGATGGCGGCTATACTCTTATGAGTGAGGGCGACTATCAGACATGGCGTAAGCAGCAATAAGCAGAGTGCCACGCCGGAAACGGCAATGAAAGAGGTGAGGCCATGATAAGAGCAAGCCCCCATGAAAGGGGGCGACGACGACGGGAGAAGCCATACTG